TGATTGCTGGCTGAGTGTTTGTGATGTAGCGAGTAAGTTCGGTGTCATCTTGCATAACGAAGGTCATCTTGCCCTTAGCGGTTAGGCTGCCAAGGAATACTTGGTAAGGGTTCTGTGTGTTAGAAACACCCCAGATGGCCTCAGACTTGCGAGAAAGATCAAGAGTACCTGTGCGAAGGTATCCAACCTGAGTGCCACCGATTGACACGGTTCCTGTCCAAACCTGAGTAGGTAGAACGCTGGTGAAAGAAGGTGTTGGCGCATTTGTTGTGGTTGATGGGAAGCCCATTGCCTTAACTGTGTATTCCAACATTCCGTCAGCATTGAAGGTCAAGCCAAAGTCTGTGATCTGGCAGCCCGGATAGTAACGAGTGTTTGCGCCATAAAAGTCGGTGATTGTCAAAGCCTTTGGCTGAGCATCGCTGGTTGAGCCGACTGTGTTCTTAAGGGAAATTACATGGGTGTAAGGAGCGCCTGAGCCTGTTGTGACTACATCGCCAAGAACGCCCGCAACCCAAAATCCGATGGTGTCAGCAAATACAGGGCCACCAAAATCTACTGTTGTGTTACGGCGACCTTGAACATAGTTGTAGTTCTCAACAAGTGAGCCACGAATACCTGTGTCGTAGAGAGGCGCGATTACATCAACTGGCTTGAAGCTGTTGAGTGTGATTGGTACGAAGTTGGTTGCGGCTACCGCAGTACCTTTGGTTGTTTCAAGCGCAACACCAAGGTAACTCTTGACGGAATTTTGGGCTAGTGTCATTCTTCATCTCCTACTGTTGGCTTGTTTGTTTTAACTGGTATTACATTGTGTGCTTTAAAATCTGCTGGCGCTTCAAATACATCGCCCGGCTTTACTACGGTTGCGATTGAGGGGAAGGTAACTTCGTACTCTCCCGTGTATTTATGTTTAGCCATGATGCTCCTTATGCTTGAATCATTTGGGTAACGGTAAAACGAAGTGATGCCCATGTTTCGGTAGATGTGCCGTCATTGGATACAGGCTCGCCGTAGGAAACATCAATCGCTGGCTCTGCGCCTTGCCATACGAGGTTGCTTGATGGGTCGCCGAAAGTGTGATCTGAGCGCAATTTCTCTTTGAGGTTGTCAATGGTTAGGTCAAAGTCATCCATAGCATCTTGCGAGTCGCGCTCCATAGAATGATGAAAGACCTGAATGACAACGGTGTAATCAATCTGCTTGATGCCAGATGTAGCTCCACCGATAGCCAAGCGGGTTTCGCGCTCTGACTCGATATGGATAACTGCGGCAGCGCGAGATTGCTGAGAAGGCAAGGCATTGACGGCAAAGTCAATACGCTTAGGAAACGAGGTAAAGACCTGATTTAAGCCTTGAACATTTGGCTGACCGATGAAGTTTGCGAGAACCGAGCGAACGGCTTGACGACCGACCAGAGCCATTATCTAATCCTGCGATAAGGAGCAAGTAGGTTTTGAGCAATCTTGATCTCTGTGCCAAGACCTTGTGCGCCTTCGACTGCCTGTGAAGCGCGAGAGGCAACGCTCATCACCATTGAGTTATCACCGCGAACTTTGAGCATTGAGGTAGTTACCAAGATGGCAGCTTCCTTGATTGCTGGCGGTAGCGCTGAGATAGATACGCCGTTAGCGTGAGAGTATGAAAGAGGCGCAACGAGTGGGACTGTGGTTGAGCCAAAGGTATAGGTGCTGGCGACTGTGACAAACTCTGAATCAAAGCCATCGTAAATCTTGAGGGTTAACCCTGCGGTGATTCCTGTGCCATCTGTAACTGTGAGGCTTGATTGCCCTGCGGTAGCCGTGTTAATAAGGGTGTTGGCGTATCCGTTTACATAGGTGTACTTGAGGAACACTTCTTGGCGAGGCGTTGTCGGGAAACCAAATTGAAGTGGCCCCTGATTTGTGTACGAAGTTGAAAGCATTGAGTAAGGAAAGATAACCTGCGAATCCTCAATCCATGCAATCGAGCAATCGGCAACTGTTGTCATCTGATAGTTAGGGTTGCCGTAAGCAAATGAGGTCAGCGCGATAATTGGGTTATAGCGAGGATGAAAGCGGATTGTGCCATCGTCACGGATACGGGAGCGTTGTTGCTCGGTTTCGGTGGTTGCTGCGAGGACTTGGTTGCAGTATGTATCAATCCATGAGCTTGCGCGAGCAATGACATTGGCTAGTTCCGCATCTTGAACATCTGGGTCTTGTGAATTCCATACGAGGTTATCGAGATCAATCGCGGTAGGCGCGTTCTTGTACTCGGTAAGCGTGAGGTAAGGTGTGGAGAACTGGTGAGTTGTACCTGAGTAAGCATTAGCCATTTATCTCTCCGCACTTTGAGCATTTTTTGAAGAATGAGCCGAAACCGCAGTTTTTGCAGTTAAAGCCCACGCTTGATGGGTTAGCGATAACGCCAGCAGTTCCAGCGATACCTAAGCCTTCTTTTTTGAGTTGTTTAGCCAACTTAGGGTCATTAACGGTGAATGTTCCATCTCTGCCAGCCCTGAGTGTCTTAACACCATCTTTTGTTTCAACACCAATGGATTTCATTCCTTGTGGTGGGATAAATCTTGTCATGCGCCCTCTCCTTTAATAAGACAAGGCGCACCCGAAGATGCGCCTTGCTTAGTGTTCTTATGATTATGCAGATGCGATTCCTGAAACGATACCTGACCAAGCTGGTGCTTGTGCCATGAATGTTCCACGGAAGTATGTGCTGAAATCGTATGAGAACTGTGTGACAGGCCATTGGATACCCATGTAATCCTGTACATTGTAAACAGCCCAGCAATCGCTAACCTCTGTGTCAGGGATTGGAAGGGTGTAAGACATAACAGGAGATACGCCCTGTGGCAACCAAGGGTGAACTGTGATGTCCACTAGCTTGCCTGTAACTTCGTTGTAAAGTCCACCGATTGTTGCGCCACCGACATAATCGCCAGCATCAGTTTGGGTGAGGTTCAAACGATAGTTAGCAGTAGAGCCGTTCTTAATAGCATCTGACAACTGCTTGCGGTCTGAACCGTTAATGAGAATCTCATCTGGGTCAGCCTTAACATTGTTGTAGAGGTTGTAGAAAACGGTCTGGTATTCAGAACCCGGATTAGAGGTTGAGAACTGAGCGTTGATGTTGTTGTTGTATCCACCAGCAGAACCAAGAAGTGTTGGGATGATTCCGTCGTAACCTGTTGCGTAAGCAGAGGTGTCGCCTGTGATTGTTGAAGCAAGAACACCTGTGGTGTTGAATACGAGGTTGTTGTTTGTTGTCTGTGTTGAAGCAGCACCCTGAAGTGTCGCAGTCAAGCCTGTGAAGCGACCAACGAAGTGAGCGTTAGCTGCACCTGTGGTTGTTCCGACATAAACATTGTAACCAAGTGCGCCAGTTACAGGTGTTACTGTGATGGTAAGAACCTGTGAGCCAGATGAGGTTGTTGCGGTCTGAACTGTTGAAAGAACAGATTGTCCAAATGAACCAGCATCAGCAGTTACATAGACATAGAAGGCTTGGCTTGAAGCCAAAGCGGTCTGTGTGCCAGAAGCGTTTACTGCTGCAACTGAAACTGTTGGAGCAGAAAGTGCGCCTGAGTAACCTGTAGCGGTACCGCGAGCCATAAGGAGCATACGCTCTTCCATAAGCATTGTTGCATAGAGGGTAGAGGTTGATGACAACTGACGAAGGTCTTGGAATCCTAGACCAGAGAAGTTAGCATCGAAGCTAACTGAGTCAGATAGTGAGTAGGTGTTGTATGGAAGGATTAGATCATCAGCAGCATAACTGATCTTTGGGCCACGCTCGTAGTTGATTGAACCAAAGGTTGCGGTTGATGTTTCTGTGATTCCCGGCCAGATGTTTCCGACTCCACCAGTACCTGTACCTGTGTAACCGAGGATACGCTTTACACGGTGAGAAGTACCGACACCCTTTTTACGGGCGATCTTGTTACGAAGTGGTGTTGGGCGAGGTGTCAAGAGCTTTGCAGGTGCTTCGAGGTCGAAGGCTGCGAAAGATGATGACAATGGAGATGTAAGGCTGATGTCCTTGACGATATCTGCTTGTGACTGGCGTTGTGCAGCGAGAGCAGAGTTAAGTGAGTTAAGAGCATCTGGTGTGATTGACTTGTTAGCTGCGAGAGCCTCAAGTTGTGCTGTTGCATCTACTGAAGCAGATACGCCGGGAGCGTTTGTAGAAGTAGAAAGTGACTTTCCGAGAACTTCTACATACTCTTCCATGCGCAATGCCGATGTCTTGGCATCGTTAGCATCTGCAAACAGGTCTGCTGCTTTAGGCATTTGGGCCATGTTTGGTTATTCCTTTTCTGTGGTTGAGGCTTGAGCCTTGGCAATAAATTCGTTTGCCAAGTCCTTGTAGCCTTTTGCGAGAATTTGATCTGTTGCTGCGGCTGCTTTTGCAGAATACTGCGCTGCCTTAACAAGGAGATCGTTAGCTTGGGTTTTACCTGCTGCAATCGCTGAGCGCTTTGGCCCACCTGCGACTGCTGCTGATTTAGCCTGTGCGAGTTCGGTTTCAAGCTCTGCTGCCTTGCTCTCTGCTGCCTCAATCGCAGCCTTAGCAAGCACAACTTCTGCTTTCACAGATTCCGTAACCATTGACACGGCCTTTTCAATGATGGTCTGTACGACTTCATCACTAAGCAGGGTTTTCTCTGCTGATTCCTCAGCAGAAACTTCTTCTGTCGCTACTTCTTCGGTAGCAACTTCTTCTGCAACCTCTTCGGCAGCAGGAACTTCGTCACCCTCAACAGACTTAACGCTTCCGCCAAGTTGCTCAGGTGTAACGATTGTGGCAGTTGATACATTTGCTTGAACTGGGATTTGACCCGGTGCGGTGACATCTGGAACGGTGGTTAGACCGTGAGATTGACCGACTTGGTTGCATCCGCATTGTAGGCACTTCTCAACTGTTGCTGACTTGTCTGCGCCTGTGTGATGTGATTTGCACATCTTGTCATCGCATCCACCGTCAGACTTACAAGACTTGCAGCCATCACAATCGCATCCGGCGGTTGTGTCAGGCTCTTTTACCGTGTCAGCCGCAGCAGACAACTCGATTGATTCTGGCATTGTTTCTCCCTCTTGTTGTTCTCCCTCGTACCAAGCCATAAGGTGATTAGCCACCTCGACCAGTTGTCCGAGAGAATAGGTTTCATCTTCTCCATCGCCCATTTCGCCAGCCTCAACCTGAATAAGTTGAGCAATAGCTCGGCGGGCAACTTCAAAGGCATCTTGGTCGAACTTCACGCTATCTGGGGTAATTCCCTTGAGCGCCTTGCCGACATTCCATTCCTCAGGCAAAACATCAAGCGCGTGTAGTGCGCGAGCGCGACGGATGATGTGCTTCTTAACTGCGGCAGGATTCTTGGCACGACCAAAGGCTTGAATAGCGTTCTTAAGGTCGCTGACATTTGCGATTGGGTATGAGCCATCTGGCATCGCTGCACCGCGAGCTGCAAGGGCTTGGCGTTCCTTATCGGAAACATCGCGCTTGACAATGCTTGCTGACTTTCCTCGAATAGCGCTTGCTGCTGAACGAGCCTCGCTTGCTGCTTCCGCAAAAGCAGGGTGTTCATCTAGCACATTTGCCGCGTTGCTAAAAGAACGAGCAGCAGCTCTAGTGTTTCCGGAAGCAATATGATCTCTGGCATCATCTAAATGTCCATAAGCATCTTCTCGTACTTGAGCGGCATCTAATCTATCGCCCACATCACCGCTTGACAATGCGTTGGCATAACCGCTTTCAATTTTAGAAGTTACGCTTGAAGCATCTGCTTTTCCATCTCCGCTACCGCCACCATCGCCAGACGAGAAACGACCTCGCTCATCGTGGTTTTCGTTGTATTTGAAAACTTCGCTTGGAAGTGGTGCTGAGTATTCGTGCAACTCTTCAACCTGAACGAGTGTGGACTCGCCATCTACGCTCTTAGCCATGATGAGCTTGGCAGATGGGTTAGCAGGGCGATCTACGAGTGAAACCTCGATGATCTGACCGTCAATGATGCGACCATTAGCAGCCTTCTGATCGCGTACAACGCGAGGGGCTTTGATGCCTATTGAGAAGCCTTTAAGAACGCCCGCTTCGACCTTCTTAACGCTATCACGATCAACAACATGAGCGCGGATATAATGACCATCTTCCTTAGCTTCATATTCTTTGGCTACTCCTGCCGCGATTGATGAGTGCATTTCGCGGATGTTTCCGCCGGACTTGAACCATTGAGGCATAGCGGTTGAGAGCCATGCGGCATCGCAGATTTGATTGTCAAGGTCTAGGGTTTCATCCGTTGCCTTGCCGTAAACCATAAGTGAGCCGTCATCTTGCTTTTCAGCCTTGATGATTGCTGCATACGAGGTTGCGAAATCGTTGTTCATTAGTTACCTGCTGCCCATAGGAAAGAAACTGAAGTTGAAGAACCTGAGGCGATTACAGAAATGACTGTTCCTGATGTGAACTCAAGTGACTGAGTTGTGTTTGCAGGGATTGGCAAGCCTTGTGTTGCTCCGCTTGCGGTAACTGTTCCATCGCCAATATAGATAACTTTTGATGAGTCGTTGTTGCGAACTGTGACGAGCGCACGGCGTACACCAGTTGGAACCACAAACAGAGTTTGCGCGGTTGTTCCTACGGTTACTGTGCCGTGTTGAAGTGGTGCGGCCATTTATTCTCCTAGGGTTGATGTATCTATATAAGGTGCAAGACTGCACATACAGTTTGGGTGAGCTGGTGGCTCGGTATCCCCTGTGGGGAATGTTTCGTCAATGCCGATAGGTGAGGCATTTGCGTTCTCTTGGCAATCCTCGCAACCTTCTGCGACTAGCCATTCAACCTGCTCAACACCTGAATCTTGATAGAGGTTACGAGAGGCAACAGATACGGCGCGTGACATCTCGGTCTGCGCGATTGTGAGCGCCTGTTGTGGGTCATTGATGACCTGATCTACCAAAATAGAAACCTTGCTTGGCGTGATGCCTTGTGCGAGCGCATCGCCAAGAACTGTGCCGATACGATCAATCTTGGTCTGGGCTATGCCGTCAATGACGATTCCTCGGCGATCTAGCAAACCTTGAAGCGCGTTCTTTGGCTTAATAAGAGCAGCAGCAGCTTGGTTGCCCGGTGTCCAAGTGTTCCAGTCCACCACGCCCACGCTAGGAGCCTTCTGTACGCCTTTAAGGGCTTCTTGAGCAGCAGTTGTACCTAATACCCAACCATCGGCATAAAGAGGCTTGAGAGCATCAAGCAAAGCCTTTTTATCCGGGGTAATGCTTGATCTTGCCCAATCTCGCGCCTGTCGAGTTGTTGTAGATTGCGAACCAATGTGTGCGTGAAACCAACGCTCCACGATATCATCGGCGTTAAACGCTTTCTGAAATCCCTTGCGGATTTGATCTGCATGACGAGAGGCTAAACGAACTGCCGCGCCATGAGAAGGCCAATGCATTACAACCCCAAATAGCGTTCGGCGTACCAGCGAGCGCCGTCAATGTCTTTCGCCTCAATAAACTTGTTGAGAGTTTCGGCGTAAGCATGATCTAGGTGTTCAAAGTTAAATGGGCGGGTTGGTGTTCCGCGATTTGCCCAACGGATGAACTTCTTAACCTCGGTGCGCTCAGGTGTGTCTGGTGTTTCTTCCTTTGGCGCTTCTGTGGCAGATGGCTCGTTGTCTTGGATGCCGTTCTCGTCAAGAGAGGTTCCAGCAGCAACGATTCCATCTGGGGTAAAGAGATAAACCGATTGACCTGCTACAAGGATAGGCATATCTGCTTCTGGTGTATCAAGAAGTGGCAAGCCGTTCTCAGCGCGGTGTTCATTGATAGTCAAGCCACCATTGCGAACCTCGGTATCATCGCGGTCTGCTTGCTCCTTGGTGTCATTGCGGGTTGAAGCCATGAACTTGAATTCAAGCTCGCGTGGCATACCTAGGAATGAGTAGGAAAGGTTTGTGAGAACCTTGGCAAGCCATTGTTGTAGTGGCTCAAGTCCAAGTTGTTGCGCTGCCTCAGCCTCACCCTTTTGGTGACCGCTTGCGCCAATGCCACCCTTAGATGAGAAACCGATTTCGGTAGGCAATACGCCAAAGTGACCGCAGATAGAGGTGACGAGGTATTCATCAAAGACATCTGAGAACTTCTCGCCGTATCCTTCAAGCTGAACTGCCTTGATACCTGCTGGTAGTAGGCGAGCGCGCTTGCGTTGTTCTGTCTGTCCTGCAAGGTCATCATTAAAGATGTTCTCATAAGCGCGAAGCAACTCTGGGTTGTTACCAAAGGTCGCATCTGTTTCAAATAGCATCTCTGGCACAACGCCATCGGTGTATTCAGCGCGAATCCATTGCTGACGGCGAAGGTAAATGTCGGCGATCATCAAAGAACGCTCAACAGGTGAGTAACCGTACACAGTCCATGTTCGGCGGTTCATAATGTTGTAAACGAGCTGATCTGATGTGAACTCGCCATCGGCATCAGGTGAATCATTGGTGATGTCGAACTCTGAGCGAGGGAAGCCGTAGAGAATCTGTTGGTAGGCAGGGCCTTGTTCTGGGGTTGGTCGGAAGCCTAGGTCATTGATAAGTGGCTTGATTGTTGAGCCATCTAAAACCTTGAAGCCCATAAGATCGCCACCGACAGTCTTTTGAGGCCAGATAGCCCACGCATCAAGAACGAGAACTTCCTCAAGGCAGAGGCGAATCCAATCGGCAAAAGTTAGACCTTCTGCGACATCTGGCATCTTCCAGAAATCAACGAGGCGATCAATCTCGCCTGAGAACTGCTGGCGAGCCTTGTCCATAGCTTGTAGGTGATTGCCACCTGACTCGGCAATGATCTTTTCTGAGGCATCGTCTGAGATGACGATATCCCAGTCAAGAGCAGCGACTTTGTTCTTTAATACTTCAATGCAACGGCGCAGGATGTCAATTTGATCGGCAGCAGCGCGTAGGGTTGCAAAAGGTACAAGGCGAGTTTCCGTGATGTTGATGTTCTGAGCAACAAGGAACTCGTAACGGCGAGGGTCTGGGCGACCATCTTGACGAAGTGGGTTAATCGCGCCGGGTACAAGAGGAACGCCGGGTGTGAAAGGTACATTGGCGATGTTAGGGTCGCGTGGTAGCGGAACCTGTGTGCCGTAACCCTGTTGCTGAGCAAGCGCATTGTTACGCATTTGAGATTCGGTCATGGCAACTGAACCTGTTGGGAGAGTTGGGGCTTTGTTAATCTCTGCCGCTACGCGAGCTGCAATCCTGTCTAGGATGCCCATGTATTCTCCTTATTGTATTCGTGCGAGATTGCCTTCAATGGCGGTTTGATATTCAGGGGATAGGTCTTTGGTTAGTAAGTTGGTAAAGATTTCAACGGATTCATCTTTGCGACCAACCCACCAAGCAGATACGGCTTTCTCAAACTGCAAGCAGTAATCATTGAAGCCAAGGTCTGCGGGTAGTTCTGGCATCTTGTTGAGATGAAGTCCAACGCAAGCCCATGTGTAGGATTCTTGCCATTTAGCCGAACGCTCGTAAAAGCGCGACAAGAAAAAGTAAGCCTCTTGGCGATAAGGCAGGTAGGCAATCGCTTTGTAGATCAAGTTCTCCACCGTCGCTTGGCGGTTCTGCTGGCTCTCAAAACAGATCGAGGCTTTAAGAAGCGAGGCGTAGGCGTAGGAAGGTCTTGACTCGTAGCCATACTCGGCAGTTCGCAGATAGAACGAGATTGCGCTCGCCGTCTGCCCTATGCGCTCGTACTCCTGAGCAATCTCAAAGTTGAGTTTAGGGTTGAACGGGTCACGCGATAGGTCTGTGATTAAGGTTTCTATAAGCACTCTGCCACCATCTCATCTACAAGGCTGCCTGATACTTGTAACATGAAAGCGGCATTGTCCTGAAAGCCAAAGCCAATAAGTAGATCGCCGTTGTGGTTGGCGATTCCGGCGCAGAACTCAATCTGCCCATCTAGGAATGACCAGTTCTCAGGTGAGAAGCCGATCAGCTCAAAATCTTGATTCCAGACACAAAGCCTGTGGCGATAAGTGCCGTTCTTCTGCCCCATGTAGTTCTTGAACAGTACGACTTCATGCGTTACGGCGATGTAATACTCACCCCAGCGAATAACCTGAGAACCACCGCGTTGATCTGTCGGCGGTTGCTTGCCCTGCTTGAGAGCTACAACAGAAGCGGGGTTAGTCATCGCGCTAACGATCTCAGTAGGCGCAGTCCACTTCACATAACAGAACGCGCTATCTTGAATAGGCATCCAGTTCTTTTCGCAGTACGAGAAACTGTCAGTTACCTCAATGCGCTTGCGGGAAATCTCTTTGCAAGTCCAGTCGGTCTTGTTAATCTCGATCTGGCACAACTCCATGCGACCTTGACCATTGACTGTGGTATCTCGGCGCACTCCTGAGATGAAGTATTTGCCATCCCATTTAGATAGGCGAGCATCCTCTAAGCCGACAAACTCCCAGATAGGGGTGTGAAGGTTGAGCATCTCGATCTCGCAGAATTGAGCAATCGTGAGATCGTCATTGAGTCTGCAAAGATAGTTAGTCGTGCGAAGGTGCTGATCTTGCTCTGGGTGCAGATAAGCAAGCGGCCCCCAAATGCTAGGAAAGCGCTGATCGTTCTCGGCGTGATAAAGCGAGTAGTTAATGTGGCGAACAATGCAGAGAATGTCGCCGCCATCGTCTATAAAGACTGACGGGTTCATCAAGCCTGTGCCGCCTGTGATGTCAGACGGGATAATCAAAGGTGAGAGCTTGCCACCTTGTCCAACCGCCTTTTGGACTAAGTTCATTCGCCGATCTTAGCAGATTATGCTATCCACTTAACTTGCCAATTAGGAAGCCATTTCACGCCTTTTACTCTAAAAGCCGCTTCTAGTTCTTTACGCTTTTCTAAGCCAAAGACTCTTTCGACAATCTGCAATTCGGCGGCAGCAAACTTCTTTTCATGGTTTTGCGCACCGAGGATATGAGCAAGTTCGTGGGCAAGGTAACGCTTGTTTCTGGCTCTTGGCGGGATAACAAGTATTGCTTTTTTTCCTCTTAATTCAGCAGAAGCATATTTAGTTTCTTTATCTTTGAACTTGTAAACGGGAAAATCAAAACCTGCTGGAAGTAATAACCCATTGACAAAGTTTTCAATTTCGTGGTTGGTCATTTCGTTGGAGTGCCAATTCCAATCGCACATCCATTCAGCAGTATATATATTCCAACCTTGGTCGTGTTTACTCATTATTAACCTTCTTTACGCCATCGCTTGATATTTTTTATATAAACAATTATATAGGAAAAGCAAAATATGATTAACCCATATTGTTTTGCAAAAACTGAATAGGCAATCCATAAACATTCATTGGCAATAAGAATAAAAAAAGCCCAAGGTTTTTTATGCCCTACATAAAAATTGCCTAAAGTTCCTAATGTGCCTAAACACCATCCCCATAACTGGTTCATTCGCCGATCTTAGCAGGTACGACTGCTCGCCGCGGCAACGGCGAGTCAGATTCGTAGAGCTCGTTGAGAGCGAGCTTATTCTACCCTAACTCTCTGTGGAGTGTGCTACCTCAACCTGATAAGACGATAGCCTTTTTTTACTTTACGGCGTTTTGCTTCAAAGGCTGCGGCTTCCTTGCGGTTGTAAATTGTAAATATGCAAAGAATTACAACGCTAATAGCCAAACCGCAAAAACATCCTATTAGCCCCTGTATTGGGTTTGGGTTTATTGGCATACTTTTACTTTACACCTTTGACCATCTCTTGAGCATCTACGCCAGAGCCGTAATAGTCCTTGAGAATCTGGGTTGGTATAAAACCGCGCTTGCCGTACATATCTTGAATGATCTGATTATCTGTTCGAGTCTGTAGAACTATCGTCTTTTTGCCTATCCAAGCCTCAAGGATTTCCCAAAACTCAGTTGCCATTCCTTGCTTGCGATAGTCAGGAAGGGTTGTAATCATCAGCAGTTCTGCAACGCCGTCTGTTATTCCGGCAGCCGCATAGCCAACGATTGCGCCTTTATCTGTGGCTACTAAATAACAACGATCAGACTCGGCAAAATCCTCTTGAAATTGTTCTAACGGCCAACCGCCTTCGATGGGGTAAAGCTCTTCATCTAGGGCTGCAAGTGTTGGCAGATCATCTGCTGTTGCTAAACGCATTGTCCACACAGCCTCAGCCTACCTTAACTCTCTGTGGAGTTAGCC